GGTGGGGTTACTACCACCTGCCCTTGATTTTGAGGGGGTGGGCGACTGCTCAGCAGTCGCTGGGGTGGGGTGTGTTCCTCTCGACGGCGACGGCTTCGTCGTGGTTGCACCTGCCAGCGGTGATGCCTTTGACGGGCATGGGGGGCTGGGTGGGGGGTGGGGTTCTGCTTACTCTTTCGGCTTCCGTGGCCTTTTCCTCTGCTTGTTTTGTTCTTTTATTCCATGGCTTTACGGCTAGCTTTTGCCCTGTTGTTTTGACCCCCCAGACGGAAATGGGACTCCTAAAAACATCCCCCATGTTTTCCCTTCCCCCGGGGGGTGTGTCGGCGGGAACGAAAATCAGGCCGCCGGCTTGGGCTTCGAACAGGACGCCTCCTCGGGACGGCGAGAGCCGGCTGTCGCTGCCTTCTTCACCGCATCGGCGATGGCGAGCTGCTGGAGCACACTGAGGGCGGGCTGTATCTCGATATTCCCTGAGAAGGCAGCCTCCCTGGTGTCCGTGTTGAAAGTAAAGACAAAGATTATTTGGGGCATTTCTTCTTCTCCTCCTCAAACTTCTCACTCGTAAGCCTCTCGCCCTGGTGGTAATGCTCTACCAGTGCCGACAGCTGAAGCTTTTCGCCGCACTGCCAGCAGAATTGAGCCTCCCTGTCTACCAGGTGGCGGCAGGCCTCGCAGACATATTCCTCAGTAATTTCCTTCGCCTGCTTACCTGTTGCCGGCGAGAAACCAGCGTCTTTTATGTTCTCCAGCTTGATAATGTTGGCCATTATGTGTTCGTCCTCCAGGCCCCGCTGGAGTAGACATAGATATCCCCGGAGCCTGCACCTTTTATCTTGATGCTGCCCTCGGTACCCGCTGCCGAAGTCAGAAAGATAAAACCTCCGTCGGTAGAGGGGTAATGGTATTTAGCGTAAACGCTGTGGAAGCGGCGGTTGCTGGCCCCCAGCGTCCAGGAGCCGTCGTTCTTCGATACGATGGACTGCGTTTCAACATAGTCCCACATGTCCAGCCTCAAGTGCCCGCTGGTATCAATATAGAGCTGGGCGGAATGTGCTCCCCCGGAGTCCTTGAGGGTTAGCTTGCCGCCGGTGATGGTTACGCCGGCGGTGGCATCGATGTCCACCCCGCTTTCGCTGTACCAGTGCCCGCTCACCACAACACTGCTCGTGAGCTTGATGTGGCCTGAGCTTATATCCGTGGCTCTGACTCTCTGATAGGTGGCCCCGTTGGGTAAATCGTCCAGGTTCTTGCCGCTGAAGTGGTCGACATCGGGGCTGCTGCAGGTATGAAAGCCTGTAACATCGGCGCCGCTCTCTACGCCACCAAGTTTGCCCTGCTCCGTAGAGGTGTATTTCTTATAGGTGGCATCCTCGACCGTTGAGGATAGCTTGATATGGCCTGATGATATGTCGGTCAGGAGGACTTTGCCGTAGCTTTCCCCTTCCGCTATGTCGTCTAGACCCCCCAAACATTCCGCCAGGAGAATGTGCCCCGCAGATATATCGGTCACCGCTACCCTGCCGTAAAGCGCTCCATCCGCTATGTCGTCGATGTCCCCGGCGGCCTCCGAGAGCAGGACCTTGCCAGCGTCCAGCACGGCAGCCAGTGTCCTGCCGTAAGTCGCTCCGTCGGCGAGGTCGTCCAAATCGGACGGCGGGACGCCGGTGTCCCACAGATTGACGCCGCCCTCCGCCAAATCGTCCGTGCTGCCGGCGCACTCCGATAGCTTGATATGCCCGGCTTCAATATCGGTCTTCGCTACCCTGGCGTAAACCGGACCGTCGGGAATGTCGTCGAGATCGGCATCGCCCGGCATCCTGGTCGTCGGGTCATAGCCTGTCGCAAAAACACACTGGTCCGAGAGCTTTATCTTGCCAGCCTCGAGCTGGGTTGAGAGGACCCTTTGATAGGTGGCTCCCTCCGGAATGTCGTCGAGGCTATTACCAGCAAGGTCGAACTTGGCCGTCGGGTCATAGCCTGCCTTGTAAAAGATATTCTCGTCCAGCTTAACCTGGCCGGCGTCGAGGTGGAGGCTTTTAACCCGGGCATAGGTCTCCCCGTCGGGGAGGTTATCCAGGTTATCGCCTATTTGAGAGAGGTCGACATTGCCGTCCGGGTCGAGCCAGACCATGTCGAGGTTCTCGGCCTGGATGTTCTCGGCATAAAGGTCTTTGACCTTCAAGCGGGTAAAATACTCCTCGAGCTCATCGGTGCTGGAGAGTCCCAGACTTGCGAGCACCTTTCTGACATTCGTCCAGGAGCCGAAGCTGAAGGTCATCCGCCAGAGCGGGCTGCCAGCAGTGTAGCGGCGGGTAAGGGAACCCAGGGTACCTATCCTGAAGTCATTCTCCCGCTCATCGGTTACCTTCACATAGTCGAAGACCTCGGCGCCGGCATTCAGGGGGACGCTGGCATCTCCTGCCTCGCTCCAGAGCCGGTGCCCGGCCAGGATAGCCCCGGCAATACTGGCCGCCTGGGCATCGCTCTCAAGCCTCATCTGCTCGTAGTCCCGCTTGGGCAGGAGCGCATAGGACTCGTTATCCTGGGCATGCCCGGAATACTGGGGCTCGTCGTCGGGCTGGCTCATGACCACGATGTAATTCGGGACGACCAGCCGGTGCCGGTAAGCTTTAGAGAAAAAGGTGTGCCCGCTCTCAAGGCTGTATTCATAATCGTAGACTGCCCCGGTGGTAACGGGCTCAAAGATATGGACGCTGCCGTCGGCCCCGGCCCGCATCACGCACTTCGTGTAAGAAAGCAGCCGCCGCACCGCCGCCAGGCGAGAGCCTCCGACATATATCCGGAAGCTGTCTCTCGGCTTGAGGGAGTCAATCAGGCCGTCCTCGCTGTCCCAGGCTACCTCATAGGCGGCGCAGTGATTAAAGCAGGCCAGGGTGGCCCCCAGGATTTCACCTGAGAGCGTCTTGACTGTCTTAACATCGGCGGAGGTTGGAATATAGCTCGTGCTGGCTTTATCGTCGGCCATCAGGTTCGGTATGCCGGCCAGCTCAAGGATGCAGTCCAGCTTACCGGGGGATGAGTTGAATTTCTGGCTCATCACCCATAGGGGGGCACAGGCGGAGTACTCCTCGCCGGCGGTGGTGACGGCTCCGTAGCTTATAACCGCCTGGTAGCCCTTGAGGTCGAGGGAGGTCAGCGCCCCGTCGGAATTGTCTAACTTGAGCTCAGCCCGCTGGGTATACGGCTCCTCGGTGTGCTTTATGTCAAGTATGCGGTCCCGGGTGTAAGTATAAGAGCTTACCCCGTGGGTTAAGACAACCTTGACCAGGGCATCGATGGACGCTGCCTTTTGCGCTGCCTTAAGGGTCTCGGTGAGGGTTCTCACTTATTGCCTCGCTTAATTTTTTTCAGGGAAACAAATCACGAGCGCACTCCCGTGGGGAAGCGGTATTTAGCTACGATTTGTTTTGCGCTTTAGCGCAAATACTTAATGTATTATTTCTCATCCCCTCCCCTCCCGTTTTGCACCGAAGGTGCAAATTTCTGGCCTTCGATGTACTCCTTCCCCCAGAAGAAGTGGCCGAAGATAAAGCCGGTGGTGAAGACGCCCATTATTTCGAGCACCCTTATCCAGTCGAAGTGGTGCCCCAGCGCCACGCCGGCGGCCACCAGGCCGATGATCCAGACGAACTCGGCCTTGTGCCACAGGTCCCGGGTGATATAGGTCCAGGGGCGGCCCCCGATTCTCGACCAGAGCTCCCGGTAGAGGTTCATTTGTTGCCTCCCTGACGGTCTCCCCTCTCCCGCTTCAGGGCCTCGAGGCCCAACTTGAGTGCGGTGAGTGCGTCCGGGTCAACCTGGAAGACATTCTGCTTGACTTTCCATTCCAGGATTTCGATAGCTTCTTCTCTGGTCATTCTCTCCTCTCTCCCCTCATTCGTTATAGAGCTGGCTGGAGCGTATGCGGTTGCGCCTTCCCAGCCTCTTCAGCCTGTCCTTGAAGGTCTCGAGCCTGCTCTTAGCCCGGGAGGCGAAGGACTTCGAAAGGTTGCTATACTGGGCGGCGCTCGCCTGGTGTCGGCCCGCCTCGCTCAGGAAAGGCTTCGTCGTGGCGATGTAATGGGAGGCGGTGGTCAGATAAGCCTGCCTCTTCCTGTTAAACTCCCTCGCCTGGCTGGTAAGAGCCAGGGCGCTGCCGGTATAGCGGCTCCCCGCCTCAAGGTTGGCGTCACGCTTCTTAGAAAGCTCCGAGGCGGCAGAAAGCTCCCGGCCGGCGCCGTCGAGGTTTCGGGCGGCTTCACTTAAGAAGTCGTCTGCCTGGCGGTTATAGCCCTGGGCAATCCCGGTCTCCCTCTCGGCGTATTCCGCCCACTTCCCCGCGGCATCGCCTCCGATGTTGACGGTATTGATGAGGTCGCCGCCGGTACCCAGGTCGGCTGCTGCCAGGGTGAGGCGGGCCGGTATGGACGCCAGGGCGGTCTCCGCGTCGGAAAGGTTAGCAACGGCGGCGTCTATCCTGGCCTGGGCGCTGGTTAAATAGGTCCCGATGGCTTCATCTATGGAGCCGGCGCCGACAGCGATAGCGGCGGCAACGGCCGCCGATGCCTTGTCAACCTCAGCGGCGGCACCGGTGAGCTTCGTTGCTATCTCGCTATCGACATCGGCCGCAGCGGAGAGGCTGGTTTCGGCCTTGGTAACCTGACCGGCAACCCGGGCCAGGGCGGTAGAGGCACTCTCGAGGGCAGCCTGGGCCAGCTCGACCAGGGAGTGGTCGGCGTAGGCCTCCAGGGCGTAGCCCGCCGCCCCCGCGGTAACGATGTCCTCGTGCTTCGTGGGAATAGTGGAGCCGAGGGCGTTCAGGACATGCATCGTCCCGTAATATACCTGGCAGTTGCCGCCGTTGGGGGCGTCGCCGGTGATTAAGGTCAAGGTGTCCCCCCAGATGGAGAAGCGCTGGTACCTGATGGGAAACTCGTCCACCGGGTACTCGACCGCCTGCACCATGATGCGGTCTTCCAGGCTCGAGATACCAACCTCCCTCGAGCCGGCGGTGGTGGGGAGTAGAGCCATCGCCGGCAGGGGCACCCTCTCCGACAGTTCCTTAACGGCACGCTCGATGTGCCGGGTCAGCTCGTCATCCGACCACCGGTAAGGGGAGGTCTCGTCCTTCAGGTCCCGCCTCACCAGGGTTATCATATCGGTTAAATTCATATGCTCACCTTCCCTCCGGGCGGCAGCCTCATTCCCCCGCCCTTAGCGGCGTGGCTCAGGAGGGCGGCGTAGCGGTCCTCGCCCTCGCCGGTCTCCGCTTTAACCAGGGCAGCCAGAAGCGATATGAGCGCCTCCGCCCCGCTGCCGCTATCGACCATGACCAGGCCTTTAGCAAGCAAGGCGTCCGCCCCGCTGCCGCTATCGGTCTTTATCAAGTTTGCCAGAAGCGATATAAGGACTTCAGTCCCGCTGCCGGCTTCGCTCCCGGCCAACGCCGCTAACAATGATAGCACGGCGTCCGTTCCGCTGCCGGCTTCAGCCCTTGCCAGACCGGCTAATAGAGATAAGGCCTCAGCCCCGCTGCCAGTTTCAGCCAGGCTAAATAGAGCCGCCAGAACCCGGGCGTCCGTGCCGGCTCCCGTATCCTGGGCGGCAGCCGCAAAGAGAAGGCCGGCAAGCTCGGCGGCAGCTCCCGTATCCCCGGCCGCCAGGGCCCCCAGCACCGACAGCGCTGCCTCGAGCCCGCTTCCCGCCTCGCTCGACAGGGCAAGGGCTCTATCACGCAAAGCCTCAAGCCCGCTGCCAGTCTCAGCTCCGGCCAGGGCGGCCAGCAGTGATGCCAGGCTGTCGCTCCCCGAGCCTGCCTCTGCCCGAACTAAAGCCCCCAGAAGCGAGAGCACTGCCTCACTCCCTGAACCAACCTCTGCCCTAGTCAAGGCGGCCAACAGTGATGCCAGGCTGTCAACCCCGGTGCCGCTATCAGCCCGGCTTAAAATTCCAAGCATTGATATGAGCGCCTCGAGCCCGCTGCCAGTTTCGTCCCCGGCGAGCTCTCCCAGGAGCGATAGAAGACTGTCGGCTCCGCTGCCGGCTTCAGCCCTTGCCAGACCGGCTAATAGAGATAAAGCCTCACTTCCGCTGCCTGCCTCAGCCCCAATGAGGGAAGCCGCTGCCGAGAGCAAAGCCTCAACCCCGGAACCGCTATCAGCCCTTGCGAGAGCCCCCAGGAGTGACACCAGGGTGTCTACCCCGCCACCGGTATCGTTAGTAGCAGCCAGCAAAGCGGATAGCAAAGCAAAGGCCTCGAGCCCGCTTCCCGCCTCGCTCGACAGGGCGAGGGCTCTATCGAGTAAAGCCTCGGCTCCCGAGCCGGTCTCGCTCTTCAATAGCTGGGCCAGTAACGCCGCACTGGCATCTATCCCCGAACCGCTATCAGAGCGGAGGAGCACATTGGCATATTTAATCAGCTCAGCCAGGGCATCCAACCCGGCGCCTGCTTCAGTTGAAGCCAGAATTGCCAGAATAAGGCTGGTTTCAGTTCCCAGGCCGGTATCCGCTTTTATAATGCTGGCAAGCTGACCGACCTTCGAGTCCGCGCCGGCAGCAGTATCAGCCCTGAGCAGGGCGGCTACCAGGGCGGAGGTATCCCCACCGGAGCCTGTCTCGGTATCAAGCAGTGCCGATATAATCAAGCCGGCTTCAACGCCGGCACCGGCCTCGGCTAACACAATCGCCCTGGCAAGTAACGCTTCTACCCCGGAGCCGGCCTCAGCCCCGGTCAGCGCAGCCAGGAACGATAACCTGGCATCCACCCCTGAGCCGGCATCGCTTCTTGCAAGGGCGTTCAGCAGTGAGGTCAGGCTGTCACTCCCTGAACCTGCCTCTGCCCCGATGAGGGCGGCGGCTGCCGAGAGCAAAGCCTCAGCCCCTGAACCTGTCTCAGCCAGGGCAATGGCCCTACTGAGCAAAGCCTCAGCTCCCGAACCAGTCTCTGCCCCGGCCAGGGTGGCCAGAAGCGATGCCAGGCTATCAACTCCAGCACCGCTTTCAGCCTTGGTTAAAATTCCCAGAAGCGATGTCAAGTTATCAGCTCCAACACCGGCCTCAGCCTTGCTTAAAGCTGCCAGTAATGATGCCAGACTATCACTCCCTGAGCCTGCCTCTGCCTGAACCAAAGCCCCCAGCACTGAGAGCACTGCCTCAGCTCCCGAACCGGCCTCTGCCAGGGCAATAGCCCTACTCAGCAAAGCCTCAGCTCCTGAGCCAACCTCTGCCCCGCTTAAAATCCCCAGGAGCGCTGCCAGGGCGTCGGAGCCGGAGCCGGCCTGACTTGCGGCAATATCCCGCCCGGGCAGTGAATCTATGCCGCCGCCACTCTCCGCCCTGTTGAGTATCGCCTGAGCCTGGGCGAGGACATCGGAGCCTGAGCCGGTCTCGGTTCTTGCCTGGGCAGCGGCGGGAGCCGACGCTTCGGCACCCGAGCCGGTATCAGAAGATTGACAGTCTTTATCCGTGGTAAAATCAATCTCAGCCCCATAGCTATAACCTGCTGAGTTATGGGCATAAGCTCTAGCGTAATATTTAGTTCCCTGGTCAAGCCCGGTCAGGCTTCTGGTAAAAGCTCCCGTGCCAAAGTCTCCGCTCTGGTCTTCATAGTCATCATAGGCTGTGCTGCCAGGGGCAACATTCCCCGGGTCTCCCTTGCTTGTCTTTCCGTAAACTATCCCTCTATGGTCAGCATTTGCTCCACCTGTGGCTGTGATATTGCCGTTACCTGTAGCCGTGGCTACTCCTACACTGGAGGCTGCCTGAGTGGTGACTGTGGGGGCTACTACTGGTAGTGTGTAATCAACCTCTACGTAAACCTGACTGCACTTACAACTTCCTCCATAAGCCCCCTGAGACAACCCTACCTGTAAAGATGTGAGGTCAGCCCAAGTCCAGGCAAGCCCTGTTTTAGGATTCAAAGTTTTTTGCTCGCTATAGTCATCCCAACTAGCGCCTACATTCCCAACCCTAGTCCCAGTATAGGGAGAACCTCCAGCTACATAATAAGGTGTAAATTCTCCGTAATACCACGTTCCATTCATGTCAGCGTGAAAACCATATTCTCTATAATGGAACTTGATATAATTGATGACTCCTGACCCAGAGGGGCTAGTTAGGTTGTATACATCAGTATTTGAGACGTGACCACCACTGATAACATAGGTTGTGGCGTCATCAGGAGAAGCCTCATCTACTTGCTCAAAATTATGGAGCGGGTCTGCCGCATGATAACTACCGTTATAGTAGCCATTTTGAGTGAATAAACCGGCGCCATTCGGTCTTAGGTATTCTTTAACCATCAGCGCCACATCCCCGCAAGGGTGTCCATTAAAGTTTCTCCTTCAGGAGTGTATGCTCGACCAATAACTACATCACCTGCTGGACTTATTATGTCTCGTAATAAGCGAGAGCCTTTTCTTACTTCAACCTTAAATTCTTCCCTAGAGGAAAAGCCAAGCTCCTGTAGGTTCAACTCATCATTAGAAGTAAAGAACTCACCGAGGGAACTAAAACCCGACTTTCTTAAATCATCCATTAGCTTTTCCAGCAGCGGGGTGTGGTCTTCGGATATACCTTCATACCAGCCACCAGCGTGGAGTTGGCGGTGCGCCTCACGGTAGGCATCAACCGCCAGCCTGGCACTGAGAACCCTGTCATTGTCCGATGCTTCAGCCATTTACTGCTCCCCGGGGGAGCGGAGTTTCCCCCGCCCCCCTGTTCTCGGTCTACCCTATGGAGTATTCCTGCATGGGGCTAGCTCAGGGTGATAGTGACTTCCAGCGTCCAAGTCCCTGTGGTCTTCGTCCCCAGGGACTCCACCTTGCGGTTCAAGCACTTGGCGCTGGTCGATTGCTTGACGACCCACTCGTTCCAGGCGTAGTTAGCGTCAGCCGAGCCGAAGCTGGACTTGAAGGTTGCCTTCTGGAGAGTAGAGGTAGGGAAAGTTGCCTCCATCGCCTTGTAGGTCTTGTTGGTGGCTGCCTGGAGGTCGGTCTGGGTGGCAGCGGCGGCCGTAGTGGAGTCTCCCACGCCAATCTGGGCATGGGTGTTATCAAAGATGTGGTCGGCTCCGGTAACTACCCCCGTGACCAGGTCCCATATCTCGTTAATGCCTGAGTTCAAGAGGCAGTTGCCCTCTCCCTCCTTTACCTCATAGGGGATGGTGCCCTCCAGGAAGGCTTTCCTTCCCTCCGGGGTCTTTTGAGCATCGATGTCGCCGTGCCTTTTCTCCAGGCGGTAGCGGCAGTGCCAGTTCGCCCGTTCTTCCGCTTCCCCACTGGAAGTGTGCTCCATTGTTCTTTCCATGTTAGTCCTCCTTCTAGTGGAGGGGCGAGGACTCGAACCCCCGCCCCTTCTCACTACTCCTAGGCGTGCGTGTGGTCTACGCGGCTGTTTAAGAAAAACATCACCTTTGTTGCCGAGAGGGCAACGCCGATGATGACGTCACAGTCACCGCTGGTATCAGGCACCGTCTCGGTAACCTTCCCGTTGTCGGTGCCCTCGGCGACATAGACATAGGCGCCGGCGGTAGCCCCGGTGTAGCCGCCCACCACGGGATTGGCCGATACGGGGACCTCATCACCGACAGCGCCGCCCCTCAAGGCGACTACCCTGCCCTGGATGGCGGTCCCGACGGTGGCCAGGGCCCGTTTCCAGCCCGAGCTGTAGCCGAGCACGTCACCCACCTTACATGCCTCAGCCAGGGTGACGGTCTGGGGCTCCGTGCCCCTTCCCGAGTCCAGGATTTTCCTTCCGGTCGCTGGGTCTGCAAATGCCATAGTAAAACTCCTTTCACCTTATTTTGCGCTTTAGCGCAAATACAGAATGTGTTATTCCTTATCCCTCCCCCATCCTTCCGCTTCCCCACTGGAAGTGTGCTTCTAATCCTGCACGCCGATTAGGGCGGCTGCCTTGATAGCTGAGAAGAGCGCCAGGGAGCAGTACCACTTGATGCGGGTGCGGGTAGCATCCTTGGTCTCCAGGGCGCCGATGGGCTCCACGGTGATGTGCCCCGGTGAAGTCAGGCCTGCCAGGCTCCCCTCACCAAACTGCAGGGCGTAGATGGTGGAGTTGGCGGCCCCGGTGGTCAGCGTCTCGACACTGCCACTGAGGGTGTGGGTGTTCAGGATCCAGTCGCTTACCCCGATGGGGATGCCGTTGTAGAGCTGGACGAACTCCCCCAGGGCGCCGCTCCCGACCTCGAGGTTGTTGCCGGCTGCCCTTGCCAGGGCGTTAATCTTGCGCCTCGAGCGCCGGCTCATCAGGAGGATGTCGGGCTTGCCTCCCTTCACCGCATCGATGAGCTCGTCAATCTTTGCCAGTGTCAGCGTCGCCCCGGTGGCGGCCATCGCAATTACCTGGTCCGATGCGGTGGCGGTATCGATGAGCTTCTTTATGCCGCTGAACTCCTTGGTGCTGGTGGCGGCGTCCCCGTAGATGAACTTCTCCTCGAAGGAGTGGCGGAGCGCCTTCGCCTTGAGCTCGATGACCGCCGTCTCGATGTCCTGGATGTTGGAGCGGGTCGCCTTCAGGAAATTGTCCACGTCGGCGTCGCCGCCCATGATGCAGAGGCTGGCCGTCACCTGGGTAAACGTGGGCGTGCTTTCCTGCCAGGTATCCCCGACATCGTAAAAGTCGATGGTGGGGAGAGCGTTCTCCTTGTTGTAGGTAAGGCCGTTACCCACGATCTCGATAAAGGGGAGGTTCTGGAGGACGGGGGAGTCCTTGATGATGGTCTCGACTACCCCCTGCACGAGGATATCGTTTGACAGCTTGGCTGCCTCGGTTAGTGTTAATGCCATTTTCTAAACTCCTTTCACCTTATTTTGCGCTTTAGCGCAAATACAGAATGTATTATTTCTTATCCCTTCCCCTCTCCGAGTTTGCTTCGGCTACGCCTCGCAATAACGGAGGGGTCTGGGGTTTCCCCGGTGTCTATTTATTGTTCCGGGTGATGGCGTACTTGATTTTTTCGGTTGAGCTTAAGCCGGACAGGTCAGGCGCGGTTCTCGCCGGTGCCCCCGCGGGGACCGTCACCGCTTTTGCCTCGGCTGCCAGGCCTTCTTTCACCTTGCCGACGATGCCCTTCGCCTTCTCCAGGGAGCCTGAAATCTCCTCGATGCTCTCTCCGGTAACGAGCTCCCCGGGGACGGCGGGATTTGCCTCGAGCACCAGCGCCTTGTAGCTTCCGACGGCGGAGGTAAGCCCCTCGGTAGCCGCCTCAAGCCTGGCCGTCAGTCCCCCAATCTCCTCACGGAGTGTGGCCTCCCCCGTCTCGCCGGCTTTGAGCTTCTCGTCCTTCCCGGCAACCGATTCGGTGAGTGCCGTTAGCTGCCCCTGGACTTCGCCAAGTTTGGAGTCCCTCTCGGCAACGGCCGCCTCAAGCACCCCTATCTCCTCACGGAGTGTGTCCCCGGTTCCCTTAGCCTCGAGCTCCCCCTTAAGGGCCCCCAGCTCACCGGTAAGGGACTGCTTCTCGGTCTCCAGGTTAGCCACTGCCTCTTTAGATGAAGCCAGCTCGTCCTGTAATGCGTTGACCTCTTCCTCTGTAAACATTGTTTACATTTCTCCTCTCTTGGGGTCTGGGGTGTCCCCAGTGCCCCTATTCTTCAGCGCTTTCCCCCTGGGACTCTACAGCTCTCTCTCGCGCTCCGCCCCTGGTGGACTTGGCGTTAAAGTCTCTATTCATGGAGAGTATCCGGCCCCTCTCCTCAAGCCACCTTGTAAACTCGGACTCGGGGTCCACTACCCCCAGCTCGTCCATGGCACATCTCCGGGAGTGGATGCCGGTCTGGACCATGAGCTGCTCACTCTGCACCTGGCGGGCCAGGTCCTGGGGCAGCACCGGCCCCCAGACAAGCCTTAAGTGGTTGGCTCCAAAGTTTGCGCCGGTATATTTCTCCAAGAGCTTAAGGACCATCTCGTTCCGCCGGTTGTAGGCGGCGGTCCTGATGACCCTCTTTCGCTTGACCTTCTGGAGGAGCGGGTGCAGCTCAATCTCAAGAGCTACCCCGGAGAGGTCCCGCTCGATGCCCCCGAAGGCCGCCCGCGGGGACTCCCCGATATCGTGCAGGGTGCGGTAGAGGAGATTGATATACTCAAGGTGCATCCTGACGCCGCCCCCCTGCAGCAGGTCTAAAAGATAGGCCTTGGCGTCCTCGGGGATATTCCAGACCGCCCCGGGCTTGACGGCGATATCCTCCGACTCCTCAATGTTCTCAAGGACGGCGATGGGGTTACCGGATAGCTCAAGGATGCGGGAGAGCTGGCTCATCGCCCGGTTGAGCTCCCGCTGCGTCTCCATGATTTGCGGTATATCCGATGCCCCCCAGAACTTCTTGGGCTCCCGGAGGTTGGGGAAGATGATAAACGGGATAAAGCCGTAGGGGTTGGGTTTGCTCTCGACCGGGGCATTATCGAGCCAGAGCTCGAAGGTTGCCTGGGTCCAGACTTCGACCAGGGTCGCTGCCTTTCCCTTCGGGGTGATGCCGTAAAGAAGCTTTACTTCTTCAGCGCTTAAGGTGTACCTCGAGGCGACCCGCCATACCCGGGAGACGTCGTCCCCCAGCCACCAGGCGTAGATGCCCTGGACATCGGGGGCGGTGACGCGCACCGCTTTATCGCCAACGTCCCAGGTGACCTTGAAACAAGCGTCCCCCAGGACGGCGCAGTCGATCTCGGTATCGAAGTCGAGCTGGTCTAAGTGGTTGGCCTCGTAGACCTGGTAAAGGGCTGTCTCGGCTGCCCGTGCCTTACTCCGGGCTTCATCGGAGTCCTCCACGGCGTCCACGGCGAAATCAAGGCCGCTCATCAGGTAGCTCGTGACCTTGTCCACCAGGGTCTTGGCGTAGTTGAAGGTAAGCCTTTTCTCTCCCCTTATCGCCCTCCCCTCCCAGTGGCTGCCGTGGTAGAAGTCCAGCATCTCCCGGTAGGCCTTCATGCGGTCACGGTCCATCTGGGCAAGCTGCAGAGGCACTGGGGAAACCCCAGACCCCTTGTTAATGAATTGGGTAATAGCGGCCTCATTCAAAGCCATGTCTTGTGCCCCCCTTTGCCCCCCGGGGCTGGTAACCGGCGACGGCCCGGGCCAGGAGCGCCAGGCTCATCAGGAAGTCGTCGTGTCCCTCTCCCGGGTCGACATAGAAATTCATTGTCTGGCTGGGGCGGTACTGGCTCTTTGCCCGCTCCATCTCAAACCAGAACTCCTTAAATTCATCCGAGCCGTCCCCCCGGTACATCTTCAGCCGGCCCGAGTTGATGGCTGCCAGCAGCCCGAAGCCCAGCTCCGACTTCGACGGGGTAGAAAAGGTAAAGGGCTCCACCCGGCTGCCCAGGGCGCCTTTGAGAAACGATGCCACCGGCTGGCCGACCCCGGTAGAGTCAACGACAATCCTTTTGCATTTCCATACATTCTTGAGGATATCGACGAGCTGGGGATAGAGCTCGGCGTGTTTCTTCCCCGTCCACCGGTAGTGCTCCACGACCTTGAGTCCAGGGCCTTGAGTCTTGAGTCTGGGGTCTGCCCAGCCTGCGGCAGCAAGTGGGGTGAAGTCGAGCTCGCCGATGGTAACTACCGTCGAGTCCTGGCGGGGTTTTAAGGACCGCAGCATGGCGTCTTCCGCCTCCTCGGCCTCACCCGCCAGGTCGATGCCAGCGACATAGGTCTTGCCTGGCTCGGCCTGGTGGCAGCGGGAGTGCTCCCCCTGGAGCTGCGCCCGCTGCTCATGAGACAGGAAACCACCGCCGCCCCTGATAGGCAATAAGCGGTACTGGGTTAAGAAGAGCGGGTGGTCCTCACCCAGGCGCTCTCTCTCGGCCTCCACATAGGACAGGTATTCGGGGTTATATTTAGCCACTTCCTGCCAGTCGTAACGGAAGTGCCTTTTTAAGCCGTCGGTTCTCTCCAGTTCCAGGTTGGTCTGCTTGACTTCCTCGAGCAGGGTGCTGTCGTCCCAGGTCGTCCCGTAGTGGACGGTGGTGACGTTGGTGGTAGCCCCCATCGGCTTGAACTCCTTGGTGTACTTCTCCTTCGAGACGTCCTGGGACTCGTCTATCTCCAGTAGAATGTGGGCGGTGTTACCCACGACATTGGAAGACTCGTCGGCGGAGAGGAAGATGACCCGGGCATATCCCAGCCTGATGATGTAGCCCAGCTCCGATGTCCAGATGCCGTCGAAGCCGGCGTCGTTCAAGCGGTCTTTAAGCCGCATCATCGAGATAACCGTCTGCGGCTTGAAGGTCGGGGAGCACTTGACCAGGTTCTTAGGCTCCGCTATGTAGAGGGTCAACAGCAGCAGTTCGAGCTGAGAGGAGAGCTCGTTCTTGCCGGCCTGCCGCGCCATCTCCACCGAGAAGGTGAGCCCCTTCCGGTTAAAGACGCTTGAAAGCACCGCCTCGGCAACCTCTCGCTGGTAGGGTCTCAGCCTATTGATTGTCGAGGGGCCAGCCCCGTGCTCCTCACGGAGTGTGTCCCCCCTGCGCCTATTTACCGAGGATGGTCCCGGCTCCGATTCCGAGCGGGATGGCGATGTCTCTGATGACATTACCGATTGCCTCCTTGAGTCCGTTCTTCCCCTGGCTGGTGATGTTGTAGCGGGTGCGCACCAGGCGGGCCAGGGTGTTGGTCGCCTCCATGAAGAGCTTGATATTATCCGGGTCGTTCACCAGGATGGACTTTATCTTTACCCTGAGCAGGGCAATCTCGCCGTCAATTCCATCAACGCCGGCGGCCGCTTCGAGGTCGAGCCGCTCTGCCTCGTCGAGGACCTGGCTATAAAACCCGTGCTTGCGGGCGTTTTGATTGCCCTCCGGGGCTCCCTTTTTTCTTTTTGCCATCAGGCAGTACTCCTCTGTTCTCCTGCAAAATCCTGGCGGCGGCGAAGACGATGACGTGCGCCGCCAGGTCCCACCTCCGGGTCTCTATGGCCAGCTTAAGTAGCCTCATGCTGCCCTCCTTCCCACAGGCAGCCGTCCCAGCCGTGCTTGAAGACCAGGTGCCGGGCGCATTCTTCCTGAAGCCACCTGTCGCTGGAGCCCGCGGCGCTGAAGATACCGATTTGCTCCCCGTCGTGGAGCAGCTCAAAGACCACATCGTCCAGGTACTCCAGCGTAAACCCCCGGCGGGCGTATTCACCCAGGCCCTGCGTCTGGATCCGCTTCCTCACTGGAAGTGTGTTCCGTGTCGCCATGTTCTCCTCCTTCTATGGGGTCTGGGGTATCCCCAGCGCCCTTTATTCTTTCTACGTCCTCGGGGGAAGTGGCAACCATGTGGCCGTATTTTCCCCGGGTGTATTTGCTCTGGGAATTGTTGTTAATAAAAGAGTTAGATATATCCTTATAGTTTGTTTTCTTTAGGTTATCTATAGGGCGTAGCTGATTCTCGCCATTTTCGGCGAGAGAAATCGCCAAATTAGGCGAAAAAGGCTCGCCATTTTTGGCGAATACCTCCGGTTTCCAGCGCTGCGGGGGGTTTACCGAGTAGGTCGGCGGCCTCCCCGGGATAACGGTAACGATGCCGAGCTTCTGCAGCCGGGCAAGCACATGGGGAATATGGTCCTTGCCGATGCCTGTCTTGAGCTCGAAAAAGGCCGGGGATATCTGGTCTTCCTCCCTGAGGTAGCCATTGGTCTGGCGCATAATGAAAAGGACGATGCGGAACTCCCGGCCCGAAAGCTTTACCCTGGCCAGCGCTTCCATCGTCGCCGTGTGGTTGGGGACGAAGGAGTATCCGATGCAGTCAATCGTCCTCTTATACCTCACCGGCGGCTCCTTTCGACCACGGCGAGCAGGAGCTGTTCCTTTCCGGGGAAGCCCGAGCTGCCACCCTCAGGCTCCCCCTTCGTATTGCAACCGGTACAGCCGCTTGAGCTCCTGGAGGCTATTGCCGTTTGGTAGCCTTCCTCCTTCAAAATAATTTCGAGCTCCGGCTGTTTGCTGCCTCAACTCTTCCAGGGTGGGTAACCGGGGCCTGCCGCCGAGCCTGCCCACGGAGACCATGTAGTCCCGCCCGTAGCGGAGGCAGGTCTGCAGCCCTCCCAGCTGCCCCGCCCGGCGCCTTTTCTCGGTAAGCAACTCGGCAAAAGCGGTTACCATGCTCAGCCCTCCTTATTGTTGACAGTTGCTACTCTTTCGCTTGCGATAGTAGCATCAGTGGCCAAAAAAATATCAATGACATCCTTAAGCTCCGGGTAGGCCTGGCGGGCACACGACAGGAACTTTCTTCCGAACGGAGCCCGGCCGTTCTTGATACGGCTCCAGCTAATACGGTGGATACCCAGCCTGTCGGCAAATTGCTGGTCGCTTAAGTTCTCCCGCGCCTGGATCTCCCTCAGTGCATTAACCAGCATCGTGCTGTGATTGTATCATCGTTGCTTGCGGCTGTCAACAAGGGGTTGGGGGGGTCTTGGAGAAGTGTATAATGGAAGCATTCCGAACCGGTGTTTGAGAGGGAGGGACTGATTCCAGTACTACAACAACTGTTAATAAGGTGGCAATAAAGGCGGACTTCACATTGACTCCGATAGCTAATCTATAACAGAACACAGAAACTTTCGTTGAAGGTGTGTGTACCTACAATTACCATTATCTAACCAATATATATCATGTCCTTCATTTGTCAAAGCTCGACAGCGAATACATGGGGAAGAAAACCTCGTGGAACCCGACCTAACCCAGAGGGCTACGCCAAGTACATTTGAACGGTTTGCCATGTCTTGAATAAAGGTGCCAACAAAAGTTCTCGTCAGAATAGCATGATATATGTGAGCTACCCAAATACCAATCACATTAGAAGGTAATTGAGAATTACCTTTTTGGCGCAGTGTCCGTATCCGCTTTGGTTCTTCTGTTCCTTGGTCTGTCATATAGATAGGAATTGGGTCATTACTAATCTTTGAGGAAGGCAGGTCTCTAGCTTGCCAGACTTCACCATATATGTCCTGTCCTTCTAAAATCAGTTGAAAGTCAGCTTCCGCTTTTCCACTAAGTAAAAGAGGCCTGATCTTCAAGAGAGTGTGGTGTGCGACAATTAGAATTGCCGGTCGGCGACAACTAAGATTGCCGGTGTTGTGTGAAATAGAGAAGAGTGTGACCATTAGCCAGAGGAGGTATCTGGATGGTCACCGATCAGCAAGTACGTCGA